ATGCATATCGCCAACGCCCGTGAGATTGCCCTCGGGCAAAAGGGACCCGAGACGTTGGGGGTGAAAGCGCTGAACGACACCACGCTGCAGGTCACTCTGACCCAGCCGAATGCTGCCTTCCTGGCGATGCTGGCGCACCCTTCGCTGGTACCGATCGACAAAGTGCTGGTGGAGCGGTATGCCGATAAATGGACCCGACCAGAGCATATCGTCACCAGCGGCCCGTATAAGCTGTCCCAATGGGTGGTGAATGAGCGGCTGGTGGCTGAACGTAATGCAAAGTACTGGGATAATGCGCATACCGTTATTAATAAAGTGACTTACCTGCCAATCTCTTCGGAGGCCGCCGATGTCAACCGCTACAAAGCAGGGGAGATCGATATTGTCTATACGGTGCCGATCAATCAGTTTGCGCAGTTGCAGAAAACCATGGGCGACCAGCTGGACGTTTCGCCGCAGCTGGCGACCTATTACTACGAATTCAATACTACCCGGCCGCCGTTTAACGACGCCCGTGTGCGTCGCGCGCTGAATATGGCGCTTGATAAAGATATCATTGCCGGAAAAGTGCTTGGCCAGGGCCAGCGCCCGGCCTGGCTGATCGGTCAGCCGGATATCGGCGGCGTGACGCTGCATAACCCGGACTACGCCAGCTGGCCGCGTGAGAAACGGATTGCCGAGGCGAAAAAACTGCTGGCGCAGGCGGGGTATGATGAAAGCCATCCGCTGGTCTTTACCCTGCTCTATAACACCTCTGAGTCGCACCAGCGTATCGCCATTGCCGCCAGCTCTATATGGAAGAAAAACCTCGGCGTCGAGGCGAAGCTACAGAACCAGGAGTGGAAGACGATGCTGGATACCATGCATACGCATAACTTCGACGCCGTCCGCTACGCGTGGATTGCCGACTACGACGATGCCGCCACCTTCCTCAATACTTTCCGTACCGGGGATAGCGAGAACACCAGTCAGTACAGCAACCCTGCTTACGATGAGGCCCTGCGCAATGCGGCGAAAGCCTCCGACGTGGCGACCCGGGGCAAATACTATCAGCAGGCGGAAGATCTGCTGGCGCAGGATGTTCCCGCCATTCCGGTCTATCACTATGTACGTACCCATCTGGTGAAACCTTGGGTAGGGGGCTTCACGCCGGATAAGCTGGGGTATTACTACACCAAAGACATGTACATTAAAAAACACCCATCCGCCAGCGGCGATGGGCGTTGATTTTCTGTGCAAACTGCCTGAAATTCAGACGAATAACACAAAATTGTTTGTTTTTAAGGCAGTTGATCAAAATGATGCTTTACAGCATCCGCCGAGGTGTTTATAGTGCGCCTCACACCGGAAGTGTGGCCGAGCGGTTGAAGGCACCGGTCTTGAAAACCGGCGACCCGAAAGGGTTCCAGAGTTCGAATCTCTGCGCTTCCGCCATATAAAAGAAGGGGTTACCGAAAGGTAACCCCTTTTTGCTTTGGTGTCTTAGAATAGACTTAGAATATTCACTTAGAATTTTTAGTCTCAATTGGCGGCTTGTCGAGAGTGGGTGACACCTTCGTTTTACGATCATAAATCAGTACCTGGCTTTCAGTTTTATGTCCGCTGAACAGTTGTTTATCCCGGCTGCTTCCTTCGTAATCAGAGATACCTTTCGCCTTCAGATCGTGGAACGTACAGTCGAGAACGTACCCCAGTTTTACAGAAGCCTTATGCCTTGCCTCCTCCCATCGGTGGCTGAATCCTCTTTTACTGAACCCGCTACCATGTGAACCCATCAGGACGAATGCTCCTGGATTGCCGGAGTTAGAGAATGTTTTTGCGAGTTCGAAAGCCTGTTTAAGCCGGTCTGTCCACTGCTTGATCTGGCTAACATTGTTTTTACCCTGCTGAATGAAGATTCCTTCCGGCGTTACCTGTCGCCACTGCATGCCGAGTACATCAGCCAGGCGGGCAGCGCAAAGATAGGCAATTTCCATTGCTGTACGAACGACATCATCCGCCTCCTTATAGATGGCCTCATATTCCGCGTCGGTAATGTACCTTCCGCGGGCGACAGCTTTAAATTTACTGACTCCCTGGCAAGGATTTCCTTTAACCATACCCCGCTCAAAACCCCATCTGAAAACACGAGACATGCTACTCATTTCATGATTTGCCTGTGTTTTACTTTGCAAGCCTCGCCTATCCATAAACATCCTGATATCTTCAGTTTTAATTTTATCTGCCGTAATCTTCCCAAATACAGCAAGTAGCTTTTTCTGGTGTTGTAGATAATCTTTCTGCGTCCTTGGTTTCAATTCAAGATAATAGGCACTCTTAAGAAATAACCCCCATAATTTACTGAATGTCATTACGTTGGTCTGTTCGTCAATTAATGCCTCATATCTTGCCCATAACTGAGACAAGGGCATTGATACGGGGCCAATTGTGATGCATTCTTTTGAGGTTGGTTTGTAATAGTAGCTGTACTTATTTGAATAAACGCGGAGAGGAAGTTTGTTATCCTCCTGATTTTTTCTTTTTCTTCCCATAATTTAAATAGCATCAAAGTTTGGTTTTTCTTCTTCGTCAGCAACTATTTTTCCGTCTCCGAATAGTGCTGCATTCACATGTGTCCATGTCACGCGAGGCCGGCCGTCCCGACGTTTAACAAACGAAATACCGGATTTAGCTAAAGCCGAGCACTGCTTAGAAGGAAATCGGTATCCGGTCAATTCTATCAGTTCATCGTCGGTCAGGAGATCGTTTTCTCTGGTCATGGTCTTTCCTCATAAGCCGGGCTATTGCGTTGTCAGCTGTATCACAAGCGATATGGATATCGGACTGGTTCAGAGTCCTTTTTCTAACGCTGGCTGATAGCCTGCCAATTTTGATATCGAATTCAGAAAGTAAAACTACACCTGGTTGCCAACGTAGCATTGTGATCTCCGGTTTATTGGTAGACCACAATGCTAGCGGTAGTGATGGGCTATTTCTGATTATGCTTAATCAGGTTTTGTTTCGGTTGGAATGCACCATCCTCACGCGTTATCTTGATATTGCGGGGGAAGTGCATACCGAGTTCACACCGGGCCAACGCTTCGATAATTGCGTTAGTCCCATCTGGTAACACGATATGAACCGCATCACCTTTTTTCAGAGATAGTCTCAGCATATCAGCGCACCTGCAGTGAACGTTCGCCAATCTCAAGGTGAGCGCCCGGCACTGGATTTAACAGTTCTTCCGGTATCTCTCCACCGTCAGCGGTAATCTGGGCCGCTGCTGCCTGTGCTGATTCAATCGCTTCCTTGATAGCCTTTTTATCGGGCGCGATAACAACCTGAGTAGTCACCAGTTCATCGGGGAGAAGATCTGTATTATCAATCACAACGCTGACGCTACCTTTGCGAGCGGTGAATGTGTTTTTTGCCGTTTTCAGTTTATCCATCCCTGCTGCAAGTAAGCAGGACAGAATATACTTACGCAGAGCCTTATCTTTATTCTCAAAGGACTTCTTACGTTCGGCCAGGCGTTTTATTTCATCATCGCAGGTGCTGGCGTTGCCGAGGTTATTACGTGCGATAACCATGATGGAATCCAGTTTATCGGCCAGTTCTCCTTCCATGCCTTCAAGGGTATCGGCGATCATTTCCGGAGTCAGTTCATCAGAGCTTTCCAGCAGTTGCAGCAAGCTCTGGTAGTCGGCAGCGATGGCAATAGCAGTGGTGGAAGTCATTATGCTTTCTCCTCGGATTTATTCAGTTCGGCGATACGTCCATTTTTGATATCAGTCAGGCGGCGTAACCGGCCACTGAGGTATCTAGAACGCTGAGTGTCACCTTTTGATTCTGCATCCTTGCGGTGCACTTCGAGTTTTCGGGCAATAGTGCCAAACACCTTTTCAACTTCGTTAACAGACACTCCAGTAGATAGGGTTTCAGCAACGGAGGTAAGGTCGTCGTCTAATTCCTGACGAAGCCGCACTATATCTTCAATGCTTTCGCTGGCTTTTTTGATTTCGAATATCTCATTCAATTTTGAGGTGTATTCATTGTCGTTATGCATGTTCATGTAAACGTCTGCACCAAATCCGAGGTGGGATAGTGCTTTGGTTGTAGCGTCAGTCAGTGATTTTTTGGCGGCTTCTTTCTCCATTTTTAATGCACCATCACCCCCCTTGGTGATGTAATCCGTATGTCCATAAGCCGGAATGCGCCCCTTCTTTCCGTCCCGGAGGTACCAGAGTTCAATCCGAATTGTATGTACGGATAAACAGAATAATGAGCCATCCCCGTCCCTTACCGGCTTCTGGCCAATTATTTTTCCTGATTGGTCCTGTATTGGCTCCATAAGCGGCACACCTCGATCTATGCGCTCTTCTTTGATATCAACGCCCCAACCGGTTCCTTCCATTCCGAAAACTTCCGTTGCGCGCATCAGCATGTACTGCGCCCGGATTGAGTGAAGCCCTGCGCCGAAACTGTTCTTTTCGACGAAGGCCGGATCTGTGCGCTGGACGCGATTCCAGACACTAAGGTTTGCTTTGGCCTGGTCGTCATTCAATTCAGATAGATATGATTCAATTTGTTTTGAGGCTATATTTTCATTTGGTTGAGTTGCTGGAATCAAATCTCCGGCGTCTGGCATGCGATCTTTGAGGTTGATATCACGAGCCAAACGAGCGGCTTCGCCTGCCACTTTTTCAGCCTTAACGCTTAACTTCTCTTCCGGCTCAGCCCCCTCGCCAGATGCATATACCCCATAGCCCATATCATTGAGAGCCTCACGCGCCTGTTTGGCCTGGGTATCGGTTACAACCGACGGCGGCACTTCCTCTTTTTTGACCACGTTTGAGGCAGTATTTTGCTCCACTGTCGGTTGTATTTGTGATGAGCCTTCGTCTTCTTCAAAGCGGCCGTTAGCTTCAAGCCATGAAGTAATATGGCGGCGCAGACTTTCCGGAAAATGGTAAGTATCTTTCGCCGGAACGTTCTGCACTACGCCGAAAATGCTGGCACGGTCATATTTGAGTATGTTCGGTGTGACATGCAATGATGCAGACCAACGTTTAAAATCCTCACGATCGTCTGCAATGATTTTCTCCGCGTCGCGAAGGTTGCCTGATAATACTGGCGCGTCGGGAGAGATAGGGAGCAGCGCAACAGCGATCTCCTGATCCAGTGTTGCGTAGGTATGTTTATAACCACGCTTTGGCGCGATTTTAACGTTGTTATCAGTGCTGGGGGCATAATTTTGGCCTGGTACCATTTCTTCGCGTTTACCGGGATTTTCAAGCCAGCGTTTTACAAATTGAGAAATAGCCGCTTTACCCGGCATCTGGTTTTCAAAATGGGAGAAGATGCCCTGGATCAGATTGTTCAGACCTTCCACGTGCATATGTTTCACTGGTTCGTTATTGTGCAGGGCGCAAAGCACATTGAAATTAAAACGGTCATCCTCTTCTATGGATTCGTCGTGGTTATCCAGATCATCAAGATAATCTACAACCTGCGAATAGAGCTGGCCGTTTATCTCTAATTTGCTGAAGAGTAATACAGCAGCAAAACGCTCCCTGGGGGATACCGTCATCAGATCGATAACTTCATCGCCTGCAGGCAGCTCGGTGACGTCGCCATTCTGGCTGTTAGCCACCCATTTTTCACCGTCAAAGGTGTTTTTCTGGGCGAACTGCTCATCGAACTGGCCGACTGCTGGCAGTGGCTGGCCTTCAATGTGTTCCCACAGCTTAGGTTTGAAATAGTTGTCTCCGTTCGCCGGGTAAGACTCCCAGAGTTTTCCGGTCATAATACTTTCAGCGACTTTCTTGTTAGGTGCTTCGACGGCGATCGCCAGCTGCACGGCGCCGCAGTCCTTAATAGCCGATTTTTTTGGCTCAAATAAGCCGTTGTAGATGGTCATTGGTCTTTCCTCTTGGTTGCAGGCGCAGGTCACGCGCCAGTTAATTAAAACGGTACGTCGTTTTCTTCAATCGGAGAGTGGTCGATGCACAGCAGTTGCTGGATCTGGTCTTCAATAACATTTAACTGCATATCGGCTTCAACTGAGATTTGTTCTTTCCTTGCGCGCAGGGCATTAACCTGCATCCCGATGATGTCGATCGGTTCTAACGGTGGAATGGGGAGCTCCAGCGTTTTGGTCGAAACGAGAACGTATATACCGGGAAACTTCTGTGACATGTCACAAGTCGATGCATGGTAAGAGGTTGGTAAAAAAGGATTAGTTGTTGCCAAAACGTAGATTGTTACTGGGATGGTAAGCGCTTCCATAGCGACTCCTTGTTGATGTATACTCAGAGCCGATCAGTGTTGATTCTGTCGGCATTGGTCTTTCCTCTCCGTAGGGTTGGTCCCCTACGGAATCTGGGTGGTTTGGTCGCCGCCCGGGGTAACTGGCCCGCCTTGTGCGGGCCTTTTGCCATCTAAAGGGTGCCGGTCTTTCCCGGCTGTCAGGCTGGTTAGGCCCATTGGTCTTTCCTTTTCCAGTCTTCCCCGGTGCCAGAGCTGGTCATGCTCAGGTTGACGCTGGTCAGGCGTTGTACTTCCTCCGGTCTTTCCCTGGTGTCACGTTGTGGGTTTGGCCTCTCCGTTCGGGGACTCAGGCACAACGGTAAAACCGTCACTGTGTTAAAAAAATGCCCGGGGCGCCCGGGCCAAGACTACACACAGCAATTTTTTCTCTGGTACCACGCTGGCTACGTGATTCTGTACAACTGGGAGCGCACTCCGCCTTTTGATTTAACAACATCGCCATAACTGATAAAAATGAAGTGCGCTCTCATGTTGTATCCCGGACTCTTCCCGGGAGTCACACCGTACCGCCACGATGGTGAATCGCCTGTCGTGCCTGAACACCTGGCTTGCACATTCCGGCTACCCGCTGGGCCATGTACCAAGGAGCCCCCGGACCGCTTCGACGCATGTGCCATACGCCGGTTGCGTTCTGTTCTCGCATGTCAACGTACTGTCGGCGTCCCGAAGAATTCGCGCCCGTCTTTCCGGGCTGTCAGAACTGTTTCTGAACAACTGCCGCGTGGTTAGTGCGTCGTTGATGTGGTGAATATTAGAATTGAGCATATTTTAGGTCAAGCAGAAAATACTCGTAAAAATAATATTAATTTTATGCCATTGATTGATAAACGAAAAAAAATCCCGACTCGCGGGATTCTTTGATTGGAAGGGGATTTATTGCTTTCTTGCTGCGAGTAACTCTTCAAATAAACGGTCAAAACCTACTACTTTACCTTTTAATTCAGATAGATGCCTTTCTTTTTCACTTTGAGGAAGTCTTTCATACAGCTCGATGAGTTCGGCTTCCTCTGGCTTTAACAGACGCCATCCTGCTGACGAATAATCATCAACGTGTGTACCCGATTTTCGAACATAGTTCATCAACTCGGCCAGATCGGGCCGTAGGTCCTCAGGTTTTACCCCCAGCAAAGCTGCGAATTTTAGAGCGGCGTCAGTGTTTAGCGGAATATTACCGTTCAGATAGTGGCTGACAGTAGCCTGTGTACTGAAGCCAAGGGCATCCGCCGCCTTTTCTTGTGTGAGGCGTAAAGTTACTTTTTTTTCGTTCCAGATGTCCCGGAGACGTTGAGCGGTTTCTGATTCGTCCGCGTCGAGTGTTTTTTTTCTCATGGCGTCCATGTTATTCGCAAAATTAATTTACTCCCAATCGCAGAAGTATTGACACTTTGATATTATTAAAACTAATATTCATGTGTCACATACATCTTAGGAGGACATATGGATCTCAAAAACTATCTAAAGACCTCTGGTGTTCGCCAGCAGGACTTCGCTCAATTGGTCGGTGAAACTCAGGGATACGTAAGCCGTGTTGCGTCAGGGAAATGCATGCTAGGGGCCGCAACAGCTTTGAAATGGGCGGCTGCTACCGGGTATCAGGTAACACCACATGACCTGCTACCAAACATTTATCGGAAACCTACCGATGGCATCCCCGAACAGAACGCAGCTTAACAACTGGTGTGATCTAAATCTGATTACGCTTAATCAATTTTCAGCGACAGGAGACGCGAAGTGGAAAACATCGAGGAACTGAAACGAGAGATATTCAGCTGGGCAGCTGAAAGCGGGCAGGAGTTAGTCGCCATCGAGATCAGCCGTATGTGGTTTCGTCTCGGCGGTAATACCGGCGCGCTGAAGCTGCACCAGATTGAAGATGCTGCGGGAAACGCCAACTGGCGGGCGATCAACAACAACCGGCAACAGATTTTTCGTTGGCTGCGAGGCGAGACGAAAGCGGCCAGAACTAAAACCCAGATGCTGGCCAAAGCGATGGAAGCGGCACTGCCGGCAGAACGCTACGCGCGCCTGGACATGTCAACCCAGTATTTGATCTGCGTCGCCATACGCGAATTTGCAGCGGCCATTATCGCGTTATTGCTCGAGGCCAGAGACGGCCCACAGCAAGTCGCGAAGGCATTGCAAGCGATGCGAGAAACACAGCGCCTGACCAGCGCTTAACCTGTACCGAGGAAAGACCAATGAGAACACAAGACCGCATCACCTGGCGGAACGGGTTTCGCCGGAACGGGGTGCAAGTCCCGATGGAAGATATCGAATCGATTTTCGAGGAACGTCGTGCTGCTGCGCTGACGATCTGGGAACGCTACGAGCTGCGCAAGGCAGAACTGCAGGAATTAGGTCTGACCCAGAAAGAATATGAAATAGCCTGCCGCCAGTTGGCCGATACGCTGGGGATCTGACTATGAGTATGACACTTATGGCCAAAGCAATGGCCATCAAAACCGGTAACCCGATACGAAAACTAGTGCTGATCAAACTGGCGGATAACGCCAATGATTCCGGCGAATGCTGGCCGTCTTATAAGCATATTGCCGATCACTGCGAATGCAGCAAAAGCGCAGTTCGTGACCATATCGATGCATTAATTTCTATGGGTCTGCTGGTCAAAGAAAACCGCCCGGGGGTAAAAAACGGAAAGGGAAACGCATCGAATCTGTATTGTATGAATCTCGATAACCCTATGCCGCCAAAAAGCATAGCCCCTATGCCGCCAGAAAGCATAGCCCCTATGCCGCCAGAAAGCACAGGTATGCCGCCAAAAAGCATAGCCCCTATGCCGTGTGGCGGCACCAGAACCAGTCACTCTTTTGAACCAGTCATAGAACCTACTGATCCCCCTAACCCCCAAACGGGGGAAGGCGAGGAAAGAATTAATTCTAATGCTAAAAAAGCGCTGGAATTTTACAACGAGAAAACGGGCACCCGCTGCCGTGACCTGAAACCGTTTGTGATGATGCTCACGCCGACCACCACTCGGGAAGGGTACACCCTGGACGAACTGCAGTTAGTTATCCGCTGGGTGTTGGCCACATGGCGCCGCCGTGGTGACAGCCTGCCGAAACCTGCGAATATCTGCCGGATAAACCGCTTTGATGGCTATCTTGCCGACGCTGAGGCGTGGGCTGTTTTGGAGGCGAAGATCGACCCGGAAGCCGTCATGAACGGCTACAACGAAATTTTCGCAGACGTTCTGCCTGCTGCTGAACTGGATGCCGACCGCCGCCGGATGATCACCCGCCTGGCTGCTCACATGAAAAATAAAACTACCGGTGCATTCCTGGGGTACTTCGAAAAATTCCGCGCTGATGCTCCTGATTTTTATTTCGGTACAGATGGCGGATGGCGAGCCAGCTTTGACTACCTGATGAAACCAGAAACGTTACGTAATACCCGGGAAGGTTCGTTATGACTCCGCAGGAACTGGAAGCTTGTGTGCTGGCTGGCCTGCTAAATGGCGGCGCCAGTCCGGACGCATTCGATGTGATCGCCTCTACGCCTGAAGAATCTTTCAGCATCGGGTTTCACCGTCGCGCGTTCTCCGAAATTAAAAAACAGGCGCTGGCGAACGGCCTGATCGACATGCTGTTTGTCAGTGAAGCGCTGGGCGGTAGTAGCCTGGCTGATTTATCAGAAATTACACGTATGCCTGCCACGGTACCGAACCTGAAGGGTTACGCCGGCAAAATGGTTAAGGCGTGGCGCAGCCGCCGTATGGCCGAATTACTGCAGCAGGGCGCTGATGGCATCCGGCAGGCAAACAACCAGGAACAGCGCGATCAGGTTGTTGAAACTGCCGTGGCGCAGCTGCTGGACATGACCGGAGACACTGGCGACGTGCAGCCGGTACACATGAGCGAATTATTGCCTGTGTACATGGAAACCATGCAGAAACGCATGGACGGCGAAGAGGGCACCCGAAACCTGAAAACCGGGATCGAGGAACTGGACGATGCGACCGGTGGAATCAACCTGCAAGATTTGATTGTCGTCGCCGGGCGTCCGGGCATGGGAAAAACAGAATTTGCGCTGAAGATTGTCGATGGTGTTACCGCTGCCGGCGGTGGCGCGTTGATATTCAGCATGGAAATGGCTGCTGCGCAAATCGTAGAACGCTCTCTGGCGGGCTCTGGCAACATGTCGGTTTCACGCCTGCGTAATCCCCTCGATATGCAGGATGAGGACTGGGCGCGCTTTACAGCGGCCATGGAGACCATGAACGGGCGCGATATCTGGATCGTCGATGCTACCGATCTGACGATTGAACAAATCCGGGCTGTTGCAGAGACGCATAAGCGCCGCTATCCGCATCTGGCGATGATCGTTGTTGATTACCTTGGCCTGATTAAAAAACCAAAGGCAGAACGTAACGACCTGGCGATCGCCCACATTTCCCGAAACCTTAAAACTATGGCTATGCGCCTGCATACGCCGACGTTTGCGCTTAGCCAGCTTTCGCGCGCCGTGGATTCCCGTCCTGCGGGCCAGCGTCGCCCGGTTATGTCAGACCTCCGCGACTCCGGTTCTATTGAGCAGGACGCCGACAGCATCATGTTCCTGTACCGCGATGAAGTCTACAACCCTGAAAGCCCGGCGGCGGGGATCGCTGAAATCATCCTGGGGAAAAGTCGATTCAGTGCTGCTGGTGCCGTTATCTATCAGGAGTTTAAAAACGGTCACTTCCTGCACGTTGATCAGCATGTCGGCAAAGAGAAAACACGCATTCAGTTGGAGGCAGCAAAACCACGAAAACAACCGCGTAGATATTCAGAGAAGTACAACACCGATGCATTTTAACTGCGCCTGACCAGCGCTATAAAACCGAGGAAAGACCTATGACCACGAATTTAAATTACCCAAAACCAGTTAATCCAGACGATGGCTGTAACTGGATCCCCGTGATTCTGTGGCGCATGAACGCCGGCGCCCGTGCGCGTAGCCGTTCTGTGTTCGTCGCTGCCCCGCGGCCAGTACCCGTTCCGGGGCTCACCCCGAAAAAGCCGGTAAAACGTGAAACTGCTGCGCCCGCTGTATCTGGCCGCCGTCGTAAAACACATACCGGTACCGTGATTTATTACAAGGGTGAAAAAACTGTGCGACTCAGCGAGGGGGCTACCGTCTGGTCTGCTGGACCTAATGAGCATTTCGATAAAAAAACTGGCCAGCGTGTCGGCAGCATTGGCCGGCATCGCCTGCTGCTGGAGAGTATTAAACCCCTGAATAGCACCATCGATGAAGTTTCCGCCCAGCAGCTGGTTGCGCTGATGAAGGGTAAAACACTGTCGTATCAGAACATTCTTTCAGCCATCAAAAAACATCATCCTGATGCTGAGATCACCTTACGTGATCTGCAAAAACGTATCTCGACAATGCTCGCATCGAATCACGTCGGAATTATTCGGCATGACGACATGCCAGTGCCGCATTTCACACTGACCAGCGTGGATCCCCGCTATTACGCCAACTCAGAAAAAACGAGGGCATGAGGCATGGCCGGGCAATCAGATTATCTGCCGCCCGGCTTACCGCTCAATCGCGCCAAATGGCCGCAGGAGTGCCAGATCAAAGAGCACTACGACATGCGGGCTGCGGCACTCATACGTCAGCTGTTCGAGAAGAAAGTTACTCGTCAGTTCATCGTTGAGTCGATTGCAGCGACGCCGGAAAGCTACCGGGAGTTTTTCAAAGAGAGATTAAATTTTTGGCGGGAGAAGAGAGCATGAAACAGTTTCTAAACAGCGGTTTGATTGGAGTTCAAAAAAATGGCTAAAAACTCGATCGACGCGTATGGCGCCAGCGGAAAAACCAACGTTCTGATGTTCGAACCGGAAAAGCTGCATCTGGTTACCGACAAAACGCACCCGCTTTACGATGAGCGTATCCACCTGCCTATCAGCGAGGCAATGGTGCTGAACATCATGGACCAGGGTGTTCTTGAGCCGATTATCGTCTGGAAGGACCCCGAAAGCGGGCTGGCCTGTGTGGTGGATGGTCGTCAGCGTGTGCGTCATACCCTGGAGGCTAATAAGCGCCTGGTTAAACAGGGTGATTCTCCATTGCTGGTTCCTGCGGTAACTAAACGCGGTTCTGCCGCTCGAATGGCTCAGGCAATGGTCAGCGCAAACGAAATCCGCCAGGCTGATACGCCGCTGGGTCGAGCCAAAAAGATGGCTGATGCGCTGGAGCGCGGGCATGACGAAGAAGACCTCGCGCTGATGTTCGGCGTCAGCGTCCCCACTGTACGCGCAACCCTATCACTGCTGGATGCCACTCAGGCAGTCAAAGACGCGGTAGAGTCCGGCACAGTGACCGTTACCCAGGCGCGTCAACTTGCATCACTAAAACCCGAAGAACAGCGGGAAAAGGTAGCCGAAATCAAAGCGGCGACCGCTGGCACAACCGGCCATGAAAAAGCCCGGCGTCAGCGTCAGATCCTCGGTGAGGCAAAGCCGCGCCTGAAAACCCGCAAAGAAATCACAAAAGCCCTGGAATCTGCCGAGGGTGAGTATGCGAGCGCACTCCGTTGGGTGCTTGGGGAGGCGCAATGAACGTTGAACCTGAAAGTTACAGCCAGCATGCCCTGCTTGGGTTCGCAGCTGTGATCGACATTGCAGGTTGGGTCGCTGTTATCGTCGTGACCTGGGGGATCTGCAAACTGATTGAGTGGTGGACAGCATGAACGAAAAATACACCCTGATTTATGCAGATCCGCCCTGGACCTACCGCGACAAAGCCAAAGATGGAGAACGTGGCGCCGGGCATAAATACCAGACAATGACTGTGCTTGATATCTGCCGTCTCCCGGTCTGGGAGCTGGCCGCTGAAAACTGCCTGCTGGCTATGTGGTGGGTACCGACTCAGCCGCTGGAGGCGTTGCGAGTAGTCGAGGCGTGGGGCTTCCGCCTGATGACCATGAAAGGCTTTACGTGGAACAAATGCTACAGCCGGCAGACCGACAAACTGGCTCTTGGAATGGGCCATATGACCAGGGCGAACAGTGAGGATTGCCTTTTCGCTGTGCAGGGGAAATTGCCCGCCCGGCTGGATGCCGGGATCGTTCAGTCATTCACGGCCCCGCGTCTGGAGCATTCGCGAAAACCGGATATCGTGCGAGAAAAGCTGGTGCAGTTGCTGGGCGATGTACCGCGCATTGAGTTATTCGCCCGCCAGTCATCGCATGGTTTCGATGTGTGGGGAAATCAGTGTGAGTCTCCAGCGGTGGCACTGCTGCCGGGCATTGCCGAATATATCGGAGAGGTTGCTTAACCATGAAAAATACTATTCAGGATTTAATGAATCACCAGTTCGCCATGCTGGAAACCGTCACCGATCCCAATATCAAAGGCGACCTGCTTCAGGAAGAGTTATCGAGGGCAAAGGCGGTAGTTGAGATCGTCGGGGTAATGGTCGGTACTTATCGCGTCGCCCTCGACGCTCAGAAGGCTATTTATGACGGTACCGCAGGCAATGTGCCTAAGATTATGGGGATCGAAAAATGATAGAGAAATACGCTCCAGCCCAAGAGTTGTTTATCAAGCAGCACATTAAAAGCTCCACTGCGCGGGAATTAACTGAAATGTTTAACGCTCAATTTGGTACAAATAAGAGCGTGGGCGCTATCCGTATCTGGTGCAAATCTCATGGGTTAGGAAAGCAGTTTTTAATTGAGCCGCGCTATACCGATGAGCAGCTGACGTTCATTTATGCCAATAGGAATCTAACGAATGCTGAACTTACAGAGAGGTTTAACAGACGATTCGGTACCGATAAAAAACCTGACAATATCAAGGATGTAAAGATAGCTCGCGGATGGACTCGCGAACCTAAAGGCCGGAAACGCATTCTTCCCCAGTACATCACTGTTAATAAAGAGAAAATCAGACTCGATGTATACGTATATGAATGCGTACATGGAAAATTACCGACCGGTTATTCGGTTATACATCTGGATAATGATCTTAATAATAACAATATCGATAATCTGCGCGCTGCCCCTAAAGAAATTCGCCGCCTGTTTTCTGGCGCGGGCTACTCTAAAATGCCGCAGGTGCTTGCTCCGGCGCTATATGCACAAGTTATGCTCCGCCATGCAATCAAACGATTGTCCAGCTAACTGGGGTGGTTAATGGCTAAATCATCCGCAGAACGTAAAGCCGCGCAGAGGGCGCGGCAATCTGCCGCCGGCAACCGGAAAATTGAGCTGGTTCTCGATGCGCAGGAACTGGACATGCTGGCGCGTAACTGCGCCGCCCGGCGACCTGGTCGTGATCCGTACGAAATGGCGGAGTACATAGCGCTGCTGATCCGCCAGGATGATGCTCGGCTTAGTGGCCACATCAAATCGATCAGCAAACGCCTGTGTGGAAAGTGCGGTGAGTCGCTGCCGATCACCTCGTGCCCGTGCGTTGGTGATTCGCAATGCTGGGTAACGCGAGGTTGGCACGAAACCAAACTGTCAGCATAGCGAACAACCATACCAGATAAAACAGAGCCGTCAGAAATGGCGGTTTTCTTTTGAATTCAATCGGATATTTTGATGTTTGTTGTTGATTTTTAACGATTAGTGCTCTTAAAAATTTGCGCTCACTGTCAGTTGGTAGTATATATATACTGTAAATTTATACAGTGCTTGTTGAGGGAGAGGTAATGGTTGATAAGAAAGACGCAGGAGACCTTCTCCCCGACGATGGCGATGTACTGATAACGTGTGAAAATGGGAAGATCAAGAAGACCAGAGTAGTCCACTCTGATGAGCATGTGGCGACACTTAACGCGTTGTTTGAGTTAGCTAAATTGACTGGTTACACCATTATCAAACCAGACGGTACTATGCTATAATTACTCCGTTGGCCTGAACACCCAACACAATGTAATTCTGAACAATTGCTGCGCTAAAGGGGAACCCAATGGCGCAGTATTCATTTATCAAAGCAGCAGGCGATGTATTAATCCCTGCATCTCCAGACGCCCGCGAGTTTGTGAAGAAAATTCGCCTGGGGGCAGTCCTTTGCTCTGATTTTAAGCAGGCAAGAAACCCGGCATTTCACCGCAAATTTTTTGCCCTCCTGAATCTGGGATTTGATTACTGGCAACCTTCCGGCGGTGCAATATCGCCAGCCGATAAAAAACTGGTTCGTGGTTACGTGCAGCTGGTGGCCCACTATGCCGGGCACGGCGACACATTGCAGGAACTGGCGGATCAATATCTTCGCGATGAAGCGGAAAAACGCGCCGGGAATATCAGCGCTGTTAAATCATTCGAGGCGTTTCGCGCCTGGGTAACCATCGAAGCTGGTTTTTATAACGAATATCAGATGCCTGATGGCACCATCCGCAAAGAGCCAAAGTCCATATCGTTCGCCAAAATGGACGACCTTGAATTCTCCCAGCTTTATAAGTCAGTCCTCGACGTCCTCTGGAACTTCATTCTGTTCCGCACATTCCCAACGCAGCAGGCCGCAGAAAACGCAGCCTCTCAGCTTTTCAGTTATGCGGCCTGAGGTCACCACTATGAAATTCAATATTCGCTCTCAAATTGTCGAAATGGATGAGGCCGATGCTCTGAGCTTTGTAGGTTATCCCATCCACATCGGCTCGAATGGCTATGCAAAAGTCACCGGCTGGCATTTTGGCAAAGAAAGATACCTTCATCGCATCATCATGAATGCGGGACCGCATGATGTCGTTGATCACGTTGATGGTAATAAGCTCAACTGCTCTCGCTCAAACTTGAGGATCTGCACACAGGCAGATAATGCCAAAAATGTGGGTTTGAGGAGTGACAACAGCTCAGGAATTCCGGGTATTTATTGGGTACCCAGTCGCCTCAAATGGGCGGCTCAAATTTCAGTTGATGGCCGGACTGTTGGCTTAGGCCGCTTTGATGAAATTGCCGATGCTATCGATGCCCGCCGGAAAGCAGAAGATTTGTATTACGGGGAGTTTGCGGCCAGTAAGGGGGTGCTTCGTGAAAAAGCGCGCCAGTAAAGCCGACAAAATCCATTACGAAAAGCTTGTGGAAATAGGATGCATTGTCTGCAAGTTACACCTCGGAGTTTACACCGTGCCAGAAATGCACCATATCCGCACCGGCTGTGGAATGGGGCAGCGTTCTGATAATTCCCGCGTCATCCCTCTTTGCCCGGCACACCACCGCACAGGCGGCTTCGGTGTGGCAATTCACGCCGGACAAAAGACATGGGAGGGAAAATACGGTACCGAACTGGAGTTGCTCGATAAGGTGACGACTGAAGTGAAGGTATTGCGCCTATGTCGGGTTTAACCAGAAAAAAAATTGCGGTGCTTGAGCTTATTCGCACCTGTTCGGAAGGGGTAACGTCTGCCGAAGTGATGTATTCGCTCGGTATGTCACGCAGCACTGTATTTTTTATTTTGGACAGTCTGCTTAAAGACAATCTCATATTCCGTGCCCACAACGAAACAGGACGAAATTCACGTCGCATTTATTTCCCAACGGCAGAGCTGGCGGAGAAATTTTCCGGAAAAAAAATCCCTATGAGCAAACGTGAAAGCTTTTTCGACTCCTGCCGGCGCCACAGCAAAAACTACATGATCACTCTGCTGCTGCGGAGTGCACGACAACCACCGAAAGAGGAAAACCAGTGATCACCCTTAATGACGAAGAAGCCGAAAAACTCCTGGAGCTGATGAAAGCCCGCTTTCTTAAAGCGCACCTGAATACAGCCATGTACGGCGCAGCTGCTTACGCGAACGGCAATTCTGACCGTGTGATTTTACGCGCAGTAAAAAACGGTGACGCCCCAGAACTGAAAATCCTGATGACCGCTATTGGTCTCATCCCTGAAGAGGAAGACAACAGTGAAAAAACTGCATGAGTTAGAAACCTGTATTCAGGTGGAGATCGTCAAAAGTGCTGGCGCTGTTCTGGCTAAAAATTTTGGCTGGCCCGGCGGGTCGGATGGAACGCAGGCAGCTAAAGATATTGTCACATCTGTCGTGGATGCATTCCTGTCGCTTTACCCGGAAGAAAAACCACACGATGAAAAAATTGAAGAGCCAAAAAGCGATCCAGAAGAAATTCAGCAGAAACGGAAATACACCCGTCGTAACACGGAGTAATGAGATATGGCAGCGCCAAAGGGCAATAAATTCTGGCTGGCACGCAGCAAGCACGGGAGAAACCCAAAGTTCTCTGATCCTGAAAAGCTGTGGGATGCCTGCTGTGAATATTTCGACTGGGTTGAAAAACACCCTCTGTGGGAAACCAAAGCATTTAGTTTTCAGGGGACAATCACTAAAGCCAGACTCCCGAAAATGCGTGCTATGACGCTTAGCGGCTTGTTTCTGTTCCTCGATATAGACCGGAAGACGTGGGAAGCATACGCGAAGAATAAAGATTTACTCCCGATCACTACGCGGGTGGAAGACCTCATCTATGAGCAGAAATTTTCCGGCGCTGCCGCTGATCTGCTTAACGCCAACATCATTGCCCGCGAGCTTGGGCTGGTGGAGAAAAAATCTGTTGAGGGTGATCTGGAAATGACCGTCAAGGTAAAGCACTTCAACGAAAAAGAATAGCCAGGCGTTTCAATTGCCTAGTTAATCGATTGAATGAGAAAAATCCCGGAATTTTATCCAGAAGAGTGAATAGGAAGTGAATAAATGGCAGAAATTATTCTCCCGGCGAACAACTGGACTCCACGCCCACATCAGCGAAGGGCATGGGCTGAAATTCAGGGTGGAAAAAAAAGAGCTGCGCTTTGCTGGCCTCGCCGTTACGGGAAAGACGATTTCAGCCTGCACATGACAGCATGTAAGGCATTCGAGCGTGTCGGGAACTATGCCCACTGCCTGCCGCAGGCGAACCAGGTAAGAAAGGCTATCTGGAAGGCGGTTAACCCGAGAACTGGACGTCTGCGTATCGATGAGGCTTTTCCTCATGAACTGAGAAGAAAAACGCTCGATAACGAGATGATGATCGAGTTCATCAACGGTTCCACGTGGCAGGCAGTCGGCAGTGACAACTATGGCGCGCTCATTGGTTCCGGTCATGTCGGGATTGTTTTCTCTGAATGGGCACTAAGTAACCCCTCTGCGTGGGCATTTTTGCGGCCGATACTGGCTGATAACGGCGGCTGGGCGTTTTTTGTCTCCACACCACGCGGGAAAAACCACTTCTACAAAATGTTCCAGGGTGGGTTAAAGGATCCTGACAACTGGTTTTGTGATCATTTAAGCGCCGATATTACGCTGCACATCCCCCCGGAAACACTCGCTCAGGAGTTGCGCGAGATGCAGGCAGAGCGCGGGGAGGAAGAGGGGCAAGCTCTGTTCAATCAGGAATACATGTGTGACTGGAACGCTGCAATACCCGGCGCCTATTACTCATCGATTTTGGTTGGTCTGGAGAAGGGCGGGCAAATAGGGAATGTGCCGTGGGATCCCCAGTATGAAGTTTACACGTCATGGGACCTGGGCATTGGCGACGCAACGGCTATCTGGTTTTATCAGTTTATCGGCAAAGAGGTACGCGTCATTGATTATTACGAATCGTCCGGCGTTGGCCTGGAGCACTACGTAAAAATATTGCGCGAGAAACCGTATACCTATGCTGAGCGTCATTTCTTCCCGCACGATGTACGCGCCCGAGAACTGAGCACCGGAGCATCACGCGAAGAGACGCTGGGCAAGCTGGGGATACGCTGCAAGGTACTGCCGGCCACATCGGTTGATGATGGTATCAGCGAGGTGCGGATGATGCTGCGATCCTGTTGGTTCGACAAAGCCAAATGCGAAAAAGGCTTGGAGGCTCTGGGACAGTATCAAAAAGAGTGGGACGACACTCGAAAAATGTATAAGCCAACCCCTCTGCATAACTGGACGTCTCACGGCGCAGACTCATTCCGTTATGGTGCAGTAGGCAGTAAGTCTTTGCGTAGCGGCAACCGCCACACAACCCAGCAATTTGCCCAGTCCAATTACGATCCTTATAACCCTCCTGGACATAGCCAGCAGTTTTACGCTGATTCCGACTGGGATCTGTATGGGGACAACTGATGTCAGACCAAAAAACACAAGAAAATGAATCAGAGCGTATCGGCCGGATACTGCGTGAGCAAAAAAGCATGGAAACCGATCGTTCCGTGTTCGAGCAGCACTGGCAGGAAATAGCAGAGCGCATTCTACCGCGCAGTGCCGAGTTCAAAGGGACCAGGCAGAAGGGCGGTAAACGTACCGAGAAAGCGATAGATGCTACCGGCGCGCTGGCGTTGCAAAAATTCGGAGCGGCCATCGAATCAGTTATCACCCCGAGAACACAGAAATGGCACACTCTCAGCAATGAGCGATTCGCTAATGATGAAGAGGTGCAGCGTTATTTCCAGGAGGTTCGCGATATTCTCTTCCGCCTCCGTTATGCGCCGTGGGCTAATTTCGCCTCGCAATCTCATGAGCATTATATTTCCTCTGGTGCATTTGGAACCGGCTGCACGTTCGTTGATAACGTGATCGGAAAAGGCCCGCGTTATTGCACTTATCACCTGCGAGAAATTTATTTCACTGAGAATTTCCAGGGGATGATCGATGTTGTTCACCGTAAATATTGCATGACTGCCCGTCAGGCAATTCAGCAATTTGGCGAAGAAAATCTACCTCAACAGGTAAGAACAACCGCAAGGAACGACCCGTCAAAGCAATTCAACTTCCTGCACCGCGTCGAACCTAATGATAAACGTGACATGTCACGGCAAGATAAAGAGGGCATGCCATTCCGGTCTGTGCATATTTGCATGGAGGGAAGCAAGATTGTGCAGGAGGGCGGCTACTGGTCACAGCCCTATGCAATCAGCCGCTATTACACCGCGCCGGGTGAGGTTTACGGCCGCTCGCCTGCAATGGTTGTACTACCGGATATCAAGCTGCTGAACGAAATTAACCGTGCCATTATCGAAGGGGCGCAAATGGCCGTTCGCCCGCCGATGTTGTTACCGGAAGACGGCATTCTGCAACCGTTCAAAATGATGCCTGGCGCGCTGAACTTCGGCGGAATGAACCGGGACGGTAAACCACTTGCCTTGCCTCTGAATACTGCGACTGATTTTAGCGTGGCGATGACGCTGGCAGAGCAGAAACGACAGACAATCAACGACGGTTTTTTTATCACGCTCTTCCAGATCCTCGTTGACAACCCGCAAATGACTGCAACAGAAGCGATGCTGCGTGCTCAGGAAAAAGGTCAGCTGCTGGCGCCGACTGCCGGGCGTATTCAGGCCGAGTTTCTGGGGACTCTTATCCTGCGGGAAATTGACATTGCTTATCAGAACGGACTGCTGCCCGAACCGCCCGAACAACTGAAAGAAATTGGTGGCGAATACGATATCGAATACACCAGCCCGCTGGTGCGCCTGCAGATGAGTGAAGAAGCGAGCGGGATTATGAACGTCGTTAATGCTGCCGGCACTATCGGACAATTTGATCAGAATATCGCCCGCACCCTGAATGGCGATGCCGCATTGCGCTTTATTGCTAAAGCCAGTGGTGCACCGCTGCAGGTGGTTAAAACCGAAGATGAAATGGCTGCGCAGGATGCTGCAGATCAGCAGCAGCTGCAACTACAGCAGTTGCTTGCCGCAGCGCCGGTGGCTGCAACCGCAGCTAAAGATTTCGCCCAGGCCAATCAGATTGCGCAGACACCTGCGCCGTCGCCAGCGTTACAGGGATAATGATGAACCGTATAAAAAGTCTGTGGCTCACGCTGAACCGTGCGCGGGCTTTCCAGTCAGTCTTTGGCACCCCGGGGAACATGACGCCGGAACAGAAAGTTGTTATCCGACTCTTGGCAAAACTTTGTCACGTCAATTCTTCCAGTGTCGCTATTTCCCCAACGACCCAGCAAACCGACCCATACGCCGTATTTGTTTCGGAGGGCCGCAGGGAAGTTTTCCTGCACATAAACCACTATCTCGGCCTTTCGCAGGCGGATATCGCCGCCATGATCGCCGAAGAAATGAACGAACTAAACGAGGAAGACAACAATGAATCTGTTTGAACGTTTGATGCTGCGCCGTCTTATGAATGTTGCGGGTGAAGGTGGAGAGGGTGGTGCCCCGTCAGCAGCCGCAACAGAAGAACAACAACAGGAGCAGCAGCCCGGCCTTCTTAATCCCGGTGAACCAGCAGGGCAGCAACCGGGCCAACAAACTCAGCAGCAGGAACAACAACAGGCGCCCGCGGCGTTTATTGAAAAATTGCCTGACGATGGCGACGAAAAAGGCTGGCAGGATCTTTATGCGAAGTTGGGGCGCCCGGAAAAAATTGAAGACTACGGTATTAAGCCACCGGAAGGCAGCGACGGGACATTTTTAAATACGGCCTTGAGCTGGATGCATGAAAGCGGGCTCAATAAAAAGCAGGCTGAAACCGTAATTAATAAATTCAACGAATATGCAGCCGAACAACAAAAAAGTGCCCAGAAAAATATTGCAAATCAAAATGCTGCTAACCGGGAAAAGGTTATCAAGTCCTGGGGAAGTGAAGTTGAGGCAAATACAGCGATCCTCCAGAACGCCGTGCAGCGATTTTTCCCCGATGCTGTGATTGAAAAATTCAACACTGCGGGATTACTCAATGACCCAGACCTTGTGAATGCAGTCCTGGCGATCGGTAAAGCGCTAGGTGAAGACAAAACAGTTACAGCCGCAGCGACGGGTAATGCAGCAGAAAAAGACATTGCCCACCGCATGTGGCCGAACATGCAATAAGGAGTTTTAAATGCCAACACTTACCGGCTTACCGACTCTCTTGGACGCAGCGAAATTGCTTGATCCTGATGGCACTTCTGCGAACGTCGCTGAGGTTCTGGATCAGGACAATGAAATGTTGTGGGATTGTCCGTTTTATGAAGGTAACCTGCCGACCGGAACGCGCATCACAACCCGTACTGGTTTACCTGCTGTGTACTGGCGCAAGCTGAACAAAGGTATTCCGGAAAGCAAGGCAACCACTGCGCAAGTGGATGAGACTACCGGCCTGCTTGAGGCACGCTCTCAGGTTGACGTCCGTGTAGCGGCTCTGAATGGCAATACTGCAGGTTTCCGCTTCAACCAGTCCAAACCGTTTATGGAGGCAATGAACCAGAAGGCCCAGTATCAGATGCTTAACGGTACTCTGGTTGGGCAGCCTGAGGCATTCCTGGGCATTGCTCCACGCTTCAGCGATTTGTCTGCGCCTAATGCCGACAACATCATCGACGCCGGCGGTACTGGTGCGAATCTCACCTCGATTTATCTCATAGGATGGGCGCCTGACAAGGTCTACGGAATTTTCCCAAAAGGCTCTAAAGCTGGTCTGACACACCGTGATCTGGGTGAGGGGGATGCCTTTGATGATGATGGCAACCGTTTCCGGGCGCTGATGGACCTTTACACCTGGGATCTCGGTATTGCGCTGCACGACTGGCGCTACGTCGTCCGCATCGCCAACATTGATGTTACCGCTCTGCGTACTAACGCTAATGCGGGTGCAAACCTCATCAAACTGATGGCTATCGCGGAAGAGCGCATCCAGTCACTGGTTGGTGTAAGCCCGGCTTATTACATGAACCGCACACTGCGCGCGATGCTGCGCCTGCAGCTGGTTGATGCCGTGAAAAACTCAACCCTGACCATGGAAATGGCTGGCGGACGTCGCGTGATGTTTTTCGGCGAGGTTCCAGTACGCCGGGTTGACCAGTTAAAAATCGGGGAAGATCGGGTCGTCGCCTCTTAACGGGGCGATTTTCCGGTTTACTTTTTCAGGAGATAACCATGTTTGTAGATGCCCAGCTTGAATTCTCTGACTCACAGGCGATCACCGCCTCGGCAGCCAGCACGAACATTATCGACTTCAACCCGGCCTTTGATTACAACACTGTGATCGATGCGGGCGCAGGCGAGCCGACTTTTCTGGTTGTGATTCCGTCGGTGACATTCGCGGCCGCAGGGGAGGCGACGCTTGCGATTGAATTACGCTCATATGCCAATGAAGACAAAAGCGACACGCCAACTGTTATTTTTTCGACGCCAGCTAAATCTCTGGCTAGCCTGGTTGCGGGCAAACCTGCTGTTGTCGTGGCGTTGCCATCAGCTGACTATAAGCGTTTTTTAAGCCTGGAATATACAGTAGAAACCGGGCCGTTTACCGCGGGCGCAGTGGATGCGTTCATCACGAAAGATGCTCAGACTTGGCGTTCTTACGCCAATAACGTCGAGTTCGCCGAACTTGATCTCAGCATTGCTTAATTAGGGTGGGGTGAGTGCGTTTCAGGGGCTGCGGCCCCTGCTTTTTTATGAGGTATTATGATGACCGGTCAGACAGATATCATGAATCTGGCGCTGGTTTCCTTCCTGGGATCCGACCATCTCATGGATCGTGATGAGCAGGATAAAAACACGCGCGTGATGAACCTGATTTACAACCCCCTCCTCGAAAAACTACAACGCGAATATGCCTGGAATTTTTGCGCCCGCAGCACCCAGCTAACTCCGTTAAACAAAACGCCTGTCATCGACTATCAATACGCTTACCAGTTGCCCGTTGATTTAATGGTACTGGTATCGGTGGGGGACAGATATTACGGGCGTGATTTCGCTGAATACGATCCCCGCCTGGTCACTGCTGAATATCGAATAGAGGGGCGGGAACTGCTTACAAACTTACCTCCGCCGTTAAGCCTGCGCTACCGGGCAAAGGTGACTGATGCGTCTAAGTTCGATTCCACCTTTGTTGATGCGCTGGCATGCATGCTGGCGGTTCGTTCCTGTAAGGCGATCACCGGTAAGGACACGCTGGTCGAATCTCTGTTGCAGCAGTTCCAGATGATTATCACCGGTGCTGTTCGCGCCAACGCCATAGAGAAGCCAAGCGAAAAATTTCCACCGTCAACATGGATGGAGGCTCGTTTGTAATGTCAAAAATTCGCCCCATTAAACGCAGCTTTAATGCTGGCATACTTTCCCCGGTGATGTATGGCCAGGTCGATTTTGATAAATGGGCCAGCGCCGTCAAGTACATGAAAAATTTTATACCACTACCGCAAGGGCCAGCTCGTCGCCGAGGTGGGACGCAATACGCTGGTTCAGTAAAAAACAGTAGCGACCGAGTCTGGTTAGCATCATTTCAGTTTAGTACGACAGAGGCGTTTATCCTGGAGTTTGGTCCTGGATATATTCGGTTCTGGTTTAACCATGCCCAACTTCTTGATGACGAAAATAATATACTGGAGGTTTCGACGCCATGGGGGGCTGGAGATTTAACACGTAACGGAAAATTCGGGTTGTCGCTGCAGCAGTCGGCAGATGTGATTTACATAACCTGCACAAACGGAAATTACCCTGTTTATAAGCTGACCAGAAACACTAATACTAACTGGAGTCTGGCAGAGGCCAGTTTTTCCGGTGGCCCATTCGCTGATATTAATTCTGACAAATCCAGCGTCGTTTACACCGACCAGTTCAGGATCTGGTCTGAGGATGGAAACGATTTGCCTGATGGCACCCCAACCACTACAAGTCTGTGTAACATCACTGCCAACACAGATATTTTTCAGGCATTGCATGTAGGGTGTCTTTTTTACATCGAGGCCAGCACTGATGCAGTGGATGATGATACCGGTCATAGCGGTTACATACCTGCCTGGGCTGCTGGTACAACGGAAACCTTCTCAACAGGTGTTTTCTGCCGTTCAGATGGGAAATATTACGAAGACATGGACGGTACCAAGACCGGTAATACGCAGCCTACATGGACAGCTGGCGCCCACAGGGATGGAAGCGGTGGTGATGCGTCGCTCTGGCGATATTCAGGCGGTGGCTGGGGGATCATTGAGATAACAGCGGTCAATAGTGCCACATCCGCAACCGGTAAGATCGTCACTGAACTACCACCCAGCGTCAGAAACACAGTTGGGAAAACGTATAAATACGCTTTCGGTGACTGGTCTGATGTTCTCCGCTACCCCCAGTTTGCGGCATTTTTCCGGGGACGCCTGGTCTTCGCTGGCCGACAAAAAATATGGTCCAGCGTCGCTGGTGATCTGCAGAACTTCAGCCCAATGACAAATGGCTATGAGGCAGAAAGCGATGATTCGATTAATGATCGCATTGATGATACTCAGGACACCATGCAATGGCTGGTCGCCTCCGCAGGGAAAATATTTATCGGGACTGCCGGGTATGAATTCTCCTATGGCGAGCAAAGCCTGACTTCCGTTTTTGGCGCGGGTAATACAAAGGTTGAGCTGAACAGTACGATCGGCAGCAACGAAGTGCAGGCAGAGCGCCTTTTTGATCGAGTTGCGTTTGTGCAGCGTGCTGGGCGCAAGGTGATGATTGCCGCCTATGATTCAGGCAGTGACTCGTTTTCAGCAACCAATTCCTGCATTCTGGCCCCCCATCTGTTTACGTCTGAAATAATTGCTCTGGCGTATCAGCAGGAGCCCAACCGGATCCTTTGGGTGTTGCTGGAAGAAGGCAAACTGCTGGGACTGACCTATGACGCAGAGCAAAACATCACCGGCTGGCATGAGCATGCTACCGGTGGTGCGGTGGAAAGTATCAAGGTCATTCCGGATATTGATGGCGGACGCGATGAGCTGTGGATGGTTGTGAAGCGGACCATTAACGGTGCGACCGTTCGCTATCTGGAATACATGCTTCCGGAGTTCGACAGCGCTTTTGACACCCAGGAATGGGCCAGGGTGCTGGATTGTATGCTGACTTATGACGGAGATGCGGTTACCGAAGTATCCGGGCTCAGTCATCTGGAAGGTGAAACCGTAGCAGTGGTGACCGATGGCGCCACGCATGCATCTCAGACGGTAAGCGACGGGAAAATATCCCTCGACTGGGAATCATCCGTGGTTCACGTCGGCCTCAACAATGCAGCAGAAATAATAACCCTGCCGCTGGAAGGTGGCATTAAACGCTTTGCTAAAGCACGCCTTCGTTTCCTCGATACGCTGGGCGGCAAGTTCGGCGATGATGGCGGTAAGTATCTGGATAAACTTCGGGCCCGGGATTATTCCGACAACATGGATGAGGCACCGCCGCTGTTTAATGGTGTGGTAACCGTCCCGTGGCCAGGCGAATTTAATGAAAACGGCAGCATCCGTATTGTTCAGGACCTGCCGCAGCCAATGACCATCGTCAGCATCGACCCCGTCGGAGAGGTGGAAGATGACTGAGCCCGTAATTGTCCGCCTTGAGGAGTTCCACATTCATGAAATATTCCAGGACCCATTGCCGCAGGAGGCTGTTGCGGCGCTGGTATCTTTCCCGTCGTTTGCGATGGAATACGGGGAAAAGACACTTGCGGCTGGCGGAGCCATCCAGATAGCACCCGGTCGCGTCAGACTCTGGCTAAAAACCGCCACCGGTGCGGAGTTGTTCCCCGTTCATATTTTCCGTACTGCCCGGCGATTTACCGAAATCGCGCTGGCCGAAAATCATCGCGTGGAATGCACCTGCACCGATAACTTATCCGCCCGCGTCGCAAAAATGCTCAGTTACCGGCAGGACGCTATTATCCGAAATTATAAGCCTGGCTGTGACGCCAGGTTATTTTCAATCGTGAGGTGATCATGCTGTTTAAACGCAAATTCACACTGGAAGCCGATCCGGCGTCGTGGACTGCCGGCGCTGCGGTTATCTCTGCTGCCGTGGGTGGATATTCTGCAATCCAGAACGCCAACAAAAAAGGCTCGGTAATAAAACAGTCGTCGCCGGTTACTCAGGATACTTCGATTGCAGAATCCGATGATCTGCTGCGCCGCCGGCAGCGGCAGGGGAACCAGAGCAACGTAACGGGAGCTTCTGGAACCGCCGTTAATACTTCAGGCCAGAAAACGTTGCTGGGTGGCTGATGATCGTTTCTTTTGAGCCCTGGCACCTTGCGGCCATTACGCCGCAACCGCATCAGATCGGCAGTATCAGGACTGAACAGCACGCCGGGAACATCGCCAGTGTCGGCGCGTTTACCTGTCTGCATAACGGCCAGCCTGTGGCTATAGGCGGCATCGTACCAGCGGAAAAGTACGGACTGGTATTTGACTCCGGCATAGGGTGCGCCTGGATGATTATTTCGGCCGGGATTACTCATCTTTGGCCGGAGATATTCAGGGCAACTCGCAGGGAATTACGCCGGGCGCTGGCGAACTATCACCGCATTGAGGCTAGCACCACATTCCAGGAAGGCGAAAGAATGCTGGCGATGCTGGGTATGCGATGTGAAGGCCATCTGAAGAAATTTAACCACAGGGGCGAGGATTCTTCCCTGTGGGCGATAACGAGGTGATTTATGGATTCTGTAAACTGGCAGACGGTCGGCGACAGTTTCAAAAATAATGCAGTACCAATAGCGCAAACCTCAAGCTCTGCGTTAAATGCATTCTCATCACTCAGCAGCGCGCGCCAGCAATCAAATAACCTGAACACTAACGCGCAGCTGCTTGACCAGCAGGCTAACCAGGCCATTTTAAATGCTGGACAGCAGTCGGCGCTTATTCGCCGTCGTGGTGCCCAGTTCCAGGGAGATCAGGATGCGCGTATTGCTGCGAGCGGTACCGGCTTTGGCGGCACTAATGCGCTGCTGCGCCGGCAGACCGCGCTTAACATCCAGGAGGATGCGAACGCGGTAGCTAACGAGGGCATTCTCCAGTCTGATGCCCTGAATAATCAGGCCAGTGCCATGCGTCAGCAGTCTAAAGCTGCACGACCAGGCTTACTGGGCTATTTGGGAGCAGGTACATCAGTGGCGTCAACGTTTCTCGGGGCGAAGTACGGCAAGAAAACATAATCTCCTTTCCCCCACCTTTTCAGGAAAATGATTTTAAGCAGTTAAATAAAAGTGCCCAGTAAATAGCTGCAGAGTACTTTCCTCCTGAAACCCACTCAGGAGGAAAGACCATGACCCAACCGACTAAAAGACCCATCATCTTAAGCCAGACCCAGATGGCGGCGCTGGAGAAAATTCAGAATGACGAGCGCGAGAAATCACCTTATGGCGCTGCTCCCTCAATCCCTGATATAGCCAGGGGGATGATTGATATAGCACTGGCATATCTGGCGGCCTATGAGACCGAAAAGCCTCGGAATGCATCCCAAAATGCGCTGATTAGACATCAAACAAAGTTAAACCAGATGGAATGTTCTCCCTTAGCCCTGGAGCAATGTAACGACTCAATTATACGTACATTAAATACAGTGCAGCCGGATTCCGAAACCGATGGTAAAGCGGGGAAAAAGTAAATGCCACAACTTCCTTTTTACAACCGTCAGGTAACGACACAGGGCCTCGGTGCGGGTCCTGTTAACCTCCCCAACTCTACTACTGATCAGCAATTTTTAGACGAAGGGTCCGACGCAGCGTCGAGAGCTGCGGTATCAATCCAGTCCCATCTGGATGATACTTCTGTACAGGATAATCTCCTGAAGCTTACTTATAGCCGTTACAACCTTGCAGAAGAACAACAAAAGAAATTGGGGATTAATGCCGATGGATCATCTGATCAAGCACTTTCCCAGTTTGACGATTACGCCGCCACCCTCAGGCAAAATATCCCTCAGTCCCGTATGGAGGAGTGGGACAGACAGGCTGCCATCACTCGCCTTCAACTCCAGAGCACAACCGACACACATGAGCTTGACCAGCACCAGGCATTCAAGCGCGGGCAGTATGAAGGTAACCGGGAAATGGCTATCGCAGATGCCCAGACGTTCCGTGCTGATACGCCAAACTATCAATTAACCCTGGCCAGAATGAAAGACAACATCACTTCTTATGGGCAATCTAACGGTTGGTCGCAGGAACTCATAGATGGTGAAATTCGTAAAACTGAGCAGCAGATGTCCAGCAATGCAATTCAGTCATTTGCAGCAGATCAGCGTGCGCAGCAATTAGCAAACCCAGCGACCTTCACGCCAGGAAACATTACCCCAGGGAATGTCTGGTCTTCGATGACCTACTTTGAATCAAAAGGGCAGCAGTTTGATGGCAACGGGAAAACGCTTACGTCGCCTGCTGGCGCTGTGGGTGTTGCACAAATGCTGCCGTCCACTGCCGAAGAAGTAGCCAGAAAGCATGGTGTTACATGGGATCTGCAGAGGTTCATGAATGACGCCAGCTATAACATGAATCTGGGACAGTTGTATCATCAGGATTTGACGCAAAAATATGGTGGAAATCAGGCGCTGACAGTCGCTGCATATAACGCGGGCCCTGGTGCTGTTGATGACTGGATTAACGGCACTAACAAAACAGGTAAAAATAATAGTCTTGTTCGCCTGGGTGATCCCAATAAAGGTGAAATTTCTAACGATCAGTTTATTGCTGGTATCCCATTTAACGAGACCAGGGATTACACAATGGGAGTATTAAGCCGCGCTCAAATACTGACCCCGCAGAATGACCTGCAAAAAATTACTTCTATGCCATGGTATCAGACTGCCAGCCCGGAACAAAAAAGCGCGATCATTGGACAAATGGCAGCAGAGGTAAACCGCCAGCGCGCATACGGCATGCAGAACCTGCAGGATGCCATGCAAAATAATATGGCTCAGATGCAGAACGGGATCATGCCCACACGTGACGTCACTCGCCAGGAATATCTCTCATATCTGCCGCAGGGAGCAACAGCGCCGCAGCTTGAACAATTCAACCGCCAGTATGATGAGTATGAAGCGACAAAAGCGCTGGTGCCGACATATAACACGATAATGACCCAACCCGTCGCGATGGCGCAGCAGAGCGTTCAGGCGCTTTACCCGCAACCTAACGACCCTGACTTTGATCGCAAGTTGTCTTTATACCAGAAAGCTACCGCCCAGTTGCAGCAGGTAACTCAACAGCGCAAAAGTGATCCCGGCGCGTGGTTTATGAAAAACTCGCCACTTGTGCAGCAGGCATATAACTCATGGCAACAAAATCCCGCCGATCCTGCTATGGCGCAGTCATTTATTGCTTCGGTGCAGTCAGAGAAAAGCAGATTCGGTATCAGCAGTCAGAAGGTGCTGCCTGACTCGATAGCGCAGGCTATGGCTGAAGGATTTAACAACAACAAAGAAACAACGGTTGAATCCATCAGGCAGCAGCTGAACGCGTTTGGGCCATATTCGCAGGCGGTCGGCCGACAGATTATGGGGCAAAGTAAAAATGGTCCTCTGGTTGGTGCATTATCAGCTGGAAATCCGCGGGCAAGTGTACCGTTGTGGCAGGAAAGAAACACGCCAACATCCGCCCTGAAAGAGTCAGTCGTTGCAAAAAATGGAAAGGGGTCAGATACCTCCGTTATGCAAGAATGGGCCGGTGCGTCTGCAGATTTCCGTCAGACGATGCTTGTGCAGCCTGGCGGTGCAGGAAGCTGGTCAACGCTTGACGAACAGGGGCAGCGGCTGACGATGATCAACGTATTACGTGGAATGGATGCAGGCGCTGCGGCAAAGCAGGCTGCTGCCGATATGTTCACCAGTCAATACACTGTCAACGATACATATCGCGTTCCAACTTATCTTGGCTATCAACCAGATTACATCGCCCGCGGTGCCAGCCTGTTTAAAGATAAGCTGACCGCAGATCAGCTTCAGCCTCTTAATTTCGGGAGTAACACGCCCGACGAATTCACCAAATCACAAACGCTTTATGAGGTAAAAAATAACGCCCACTGGGTAAATAACTCGGATGATACCGGTCTGGTGCTGTATCTGGGCAATAACGTACAGAATGACGCCAGTGGAAATCCGATTACCGTTAGCTTTGCGGATCTCGACAAAATGGCGAAAGCTGACCCATCCTGGTGGCAGAGCGTTAAAAAATTAGCATCCCGGGAGACGACGTATACTCCAGGGACTGAAAGAGATGCGCGAGCGCAGAATCTTCAGGGATTACGTGAAACGTACGGCGGCCAGTCGCAAAGCGGCCCATCCTTTTCTGAAGGAATGAGGGACACCAATGCCAATATTCGTTGATGATGGTGACGCAGGTTCAGGCCTGCAGCAGCCAGGTAGTAACTTTGAAAGCGGATTGGGTCAGGCTTTGGGTGCTGCTTTTTCTGAAGGAATGCGCTCAGGACCAGCCAACGCTGGAAGTCGGTTTTTTGAATCCGAGGCTTATGCTAATGATCCAACATCTCCTTTAGTAGATCAGCAGACGGCTCAGCAAAAGTTTGACTCTCTGGGCATCAAAAATATCAAAGTACCCGAACAGGGTGTAACACAGGCGTATCTGGACCATGTAACCGAGACAAGCCGGACGACGCAGGAGCGGAGAGCAATATTGCAGTCCGCGCCTTCCGGTGTGGCAACACCTCTTGTTTTTACAGCCGGGCTCGCTGGAGCAATGACAGATCCTGGCAACCTTGCGCTGGGGTTTATTCCCGGGCTAGGAGAGGTGAAAGCCGCCAGCGTCGCCGGTAGGTTTGCTCAGAGATTTGTACAGGGTGCCAGCGCCGGCGCCGTCCAGTCTCTGGTTGCTGAACCTATTAATGCCCTGGCGTCAGCGTCTGAAGGTGATGATTACACCCTCGGCCAGGCGGTGGAAAATTTCTTCATGAACACGATAGCCGGCGGTGGACTGCATGCCTTTGGCGGTGCCATTCGTGATTCAATAGCCGCAAGGCGTCAGCAGCGTTTACAGCAGGATAACCCGCAGGCGGTTTCTGACGCTGCGCCAGAAGGGCAGGCGGATATCGTTAATGCCGCTGGGCTCACCCCGGACAACCCCCCTGTATTGCGTGACAGTTTTGCCGACGCACAGACTGACCTGGCCCGAACCATTAACACTGGCCTTGATGATTATGCCTGGCAGCGTGCATGGAACGAAACTATTCAGCCCTATCGTGATTCTCTCTCCGGGCAGCTTGACGGGCAGTCGCCCCGCATTGCCGACATCAACCGGCAGATTGCCGAAAATGAAGTCTCGTTGCAGCAGTCAGATCAGAAATTCCGTGACCTGGCAAAACAGTATCAGGGCCAGCGCATGAGCCGCAAACAGGCGGAAGCACGTGCACGAAAAGATATTGAGCAAATCCGCCAGAACACTGAGGAATCGACAGCACGGTTACGCGAAGAAATTTCTGCCAACCGGGACGCGGAAATCTCGCGCGGCAAATTACGCCAGCTTGAGCGTGGGGAAATTCCGGATGATCTGGCAAGTCTGATTGAAGCCAGGGCCGGGCAGATCAAACAAGGGTTGCAGGTTTCTCCGCTGGCTGGCGGTGTAAGAACTGCGTCTGAGCGTTTCAGCGATGCGAATATCTTTGTTCGCCAGAATGCACTGAGGTCTGCGATTCGCCAGGCAGTAGACGGTTACAATCCTGATATTGAGGATTTTTTCCGTCTTGCAGATCCGGCGGAACGTAGCGCTGCGCTGAATCGCCTGAAGATGCAGGCTGATAACCAGCGGCATTCTGATGCGGCCGCACGTGCAGCCAGCACAGATGCAGAACAAACTATCCAGCAGCGCGGAGATGACGAACTGCGGGCAGCGCAGGAAGACCTGCAGTCTGAAATGGAACTGGCCCAGGCGCATTTTAATGGACTGGAAAATCAGGCAGAAATAAACGCCCACCTTGCCGAAATTCAGGCTGGGGCCGGGGATATGAGTTTTGCTCAGGCTGCACGCGCATTTGCTGCCTGTATGTTGAGGAGAGCCATCTAATGGCACAGGGTGAATTTCTGACAGCCTGCGAGCAGGCAGTAAACACGGCGGCCGGACGCCAGCTCGGTGAGGATGAGATGCTGGATCTGGTTACCCGTATGGAATCTACTGTCGCGCGTATACGGGCAGAAAATCAGGGGTTATCCCTGGAGGAAGCCGCTCTCCGAGCTGCTGATGAAGTGGCGCGTGATGATGCGCTGGCGAAGCACATCGAAGCGCGAAACCGGGTTATCAATCTGCGCCTGATGCATGAGAACCTTCAGCGTATTGATGCCTTCGGTGGACGCCCTGATCTCGCCTTGTCCGCTATCATGGTGGGGCGCAATGAGGCTGTGGCCGGTTCCCGTGACAGCGCGTTTAATAACATGCGACAACTGCGCGATCACTACATTTCCGGTCTTGCCAATGATCTGGAAGCGCAGGGCGTTTTACCTGTTTTTGCTAATGGCTCACTGGATCAGAATATTGCTGATGCTATGTGGCGGTTGGGTAACAACCTTGATGTGGGGCATATCCCGGAAGACGCAATCAAAATTGCCCGCGTGCTGGAGAAGTGGCAGGAAAAAGCCCGCATCGATGCAAACCGTGCTGGCGCGTCGATAGGCAAATTGCCCGGCTATATTGCCCGCCAGTCTCACGATATCCATAAAATTCGAACCGCAGGCTTTGAGGCATGGCGTGATGCCATCCTTCCGGAGCTTGACCCTCGGACTTTCGAAGGTCTGGACGTTAATGGTCAAAACGGCGTGACCGTTCGAAAAGCGACGGTGATGACGGAAGACCAGATTTACGGACGTGCCCGCCCGGCCAAACCACTGAAACCTGAAAACGTGGGAGCGCTGGCGCAGCGTGCTGATGGACGTTTTTATATCAAAGGTATTGTCAGCGAAAATGTCGATCTCATGCGCGGTAACGGGCAGGTGATGCGGGCGAATTTCCGCAATGGTGATTTGCTGGCTAACGGGCAGGATATCGATCTCGGTGATATCGTTGGTTTCCGGAATGACGGCGGCGAGTGGGTGAGCGTCGCTGGGCGGATCCCGCGTTTTGATCCGGCGGCGCCGGGCGGACTGTCGCCATCACAGGCGGTCATCGACGATTTTTTGCATAACGTTTACGTGGGGCTGTCTTCCGGCGTCCATTTACGTACTGACCGCCCGGACTGGATGACGGGTTTTAAAGGAGGTAGCACCAACGTTGCGCGCCGGGCGAGCCAGGAACGCGTATTGCATTTCAAAGACGGTCTGTCGTGGTACCGCTACAACGATAAATTTGGCGTGGGTAACTTGCGTGAAGCCGTGGGGAGCGGTCTTATTCATTCAGCTGAAACTACCGGACTGATGCGGCGTATGGGTACCAATCCGGAAAACATGTTTAATGAGCTTGCCGACCGGATCGAACAGCGCTACAAAGCCGCGAAAGATGATAATGCGTTGAATAAATTCCGCCAGAAACGAAACACATCTTTGACCAGTCAGTTGAAGGAAATCACCGGGCAAACCAACATTCCCGGTAATGCCGCGCTCGCCAGGGTCGCAGCAACAACCCGCGCGATAGAAACCATGATGAAGCTCGGCGGCTCAATGATTTCATCATTCAATGATATCGCTACCCAGGCTATGGAGATGCGGTATCAGGGACGAAATATGTTGGGCTCTGTTTGGGAAGCTACGGCCAATAAAGTCCAGTTAACGCGCTGGAAAAATGCGGAGCGTCAGCAGGTTCTTAAATCGATCGGGTTACATGCTGATGCGATGAAAGATGAGCTAATCTATCGCTTCAGTGCTGACAATTCGATGCCTGGTAGAGTTAACAGGGCTATGCGAAATTATTTCCGGCTGAACCTGCAGAGTTGGTGGACTAACAGCAGTCGCTACAGCACTGGCATGATGGTTTCTGAGTGGCTGGGTACACACGCCGGAAAATCATTTGGTGATGTGCCGGAAGAACTGCGCCGGGTTCTCTCGATGCATGGCATTGAAGAAAACGAGTGGGCAGCACTCAGTAAAATGAAACTGCATGCAGCGGACGGTAACGCCTACATGACTCCTGACGGAGTAGCAGATATACCTCGAACAGATATTGAGAACTACCTCACCAACCGCGGGATAAAAATCAATGATCGTTCAGTGGAATATGCTCGCGAGCTTCTCTCCGATAAGGTGCGCGGTTATATACTCGATCGCGTTGGTGTAGCTCTGAACGAACCGGATGCGCGCACAATGTCGATCATGAAGCAGGGTATGCAGCGAGGCACTGCCTATGGCGAAATGCTGCGATTTGCATGGCAGTTTAAATCTTTTACAGCCAGCTTTATGCAGAACGCGATCGGTCGAGAGCTCTACGGGCGTGGTTATGATTTTGGTTCACTAAGCCAGAATAATACTTTTCGCAATAACGCTCTGATCCGGGCGATGCGTAATGGAAACGGTGAGCTGATGGGCATTGCTCAACTTTTCCTGTGGGCGACGGCGTTCGGTTATCTCTCCATGCAGACGAAGCTGATGCTTAGGGGCCAGACCCCGCGCCCTGCCGACAATGTCAGTACATGGACAGCAGCCATGGCGCAGGGCGGTGGGCTGGGTATTCTGGGGGATTTCCTCTTTGGGGAGTACAACCGGTTCGGAAATACCCCGGCGACGTCGCTGGCTGGTCCGTTTGCATCAGATGCAGCACAACTGGTTAATCTTTTTGGACTGACGAAACAGGGGGATGCAAAAGCCGCTGATTACTTCAACTTTGCGATAAACCACACGCCGTACATGAACCTGCATGTGGTGCGCCCGGTGATGGACTTCCTGATCCTGAACCAGATGCGGGAATGGATGTCGCCAGGCTCTTTGCAACGCTACCAGCAGCGCGTGAAGGAAGAGCAGGGAAACGACTTTATTATCCCGCCTTCTCAGTTTATGTTGGGACGATAATCAGTAATCCCTGAACCCAAATTTTTGCAGGATTTTATTGATGCCGATAGTGGAATACCAAGCGATACATAATCCTGCAACAGTTCCGATTACTGCAAAAGGGCCACACAGAATGTTCAGCAGTGAAAACCCATCATTCAGAATGGTAACAAAGCTGATTGCTATAGCAATACCGATCGCGAGATATATTACCTGGCTGTACTCACGGTTCATTATTATCCACCATTACAGAAGTATCTTTTTAATATAACAGATAATCAGCCCACTTAGGTGGGCTTAACTTCTTCCTCGATAAGAATCCCAGCAGGTTTTACACCAGGACATTAAACCATCAGCATTTTTGTCGTTCTTATAAAAGCTAGTTCTTTTACGGCGAATCTCGCAAATTGGACACCATTTCATGTGTCTGGTGTTTTTGGGGCCATCAAGGCAATGGGCGCACCATGTGGTGTAACCATCATGATGGGGTTTGCTCGACTTCCGGAATTTATCCAGCGGTAGATTGCGACTGCATCGTGTGCAAACTTTACTGGTCTGTTCAGTAATGGTTGTTTTTGAGCTTGATGATTTTTGTGGTTTTGCTTCAATCAACACTGGTTTGTTTATTGTGACAGGGGCGAATACCTGCTGGCTTTTCTGCTGAATTACAGGACTTGGTGGCGGTGATAACCTTGAATCCATCATCTTTTTGAGCGCTTCAGCAGAGATAGTTTCAGTCTGTTTAACCGATTGCTGTCCGTATTCCGTTCTGGTGCTAGTGTGAGTGGTGATGGTTTCAATGGTTACCTTCCCATTAGGTGTATCAACGGTTTGGCTTCCACGAACCCGCGTCTCTGTGTGCGTGCGTGATTTGTTCTGGTTTACCAGGAAAAGAATCACCACAACCACACCAACTACGATCCAGAATATTTCCATTGGGAATGCTCTTGAAAATTACAATTCTTACAAAGAAACATAATCTGCAAACTGGGTTGCGTGAACCCTGATATTTGATCAGTAGCCCACTCCGTTGGGCTTTATATCGGTTTAAGCCACTGCCGGGTGCAGGCGCAGCCCCAGAGCTTTCATCACTTTCAGTATGGTGCCGAAGCTTGGATTGCCTTCTCCGGAGAGTGCTTTATAAAGGCTTTCGCGACCAATCCCGGTATCGCGGGCAAGCTGTGTCATTCCCCGCGCGCGCGCGACATCTCCCAGTGCTGCCGCGATAAAAGCAGCATCATCCCCGGCCTCTTCAATGCAGGCTTCGAGATATGCAACGATATCTTCCTCGGTTTTGAGGTGTTCGGCGCTGTCCCATTTACGTAATTTGAGATTGCTCATATGGCCTCCTACAGTTGTCGCGCCAGTTCAAGCGCTAACTTTATGTCTTTCTGCTGCGTCGATTTATCTCCGCCAGCCAGAAGAATGACTACCTCGATACCGTTCTGCACGAAATAGACCCGGTAGCCTGGCCCGTAGTGTATGCGCATTTCCGAGACGCCTTCGCCAACGGGTTCACTGTCGCCAAAGTTGCCAACCTCAGCGCGCTTGATCCGCGCCTGGATGCGTTTTTGCGCCATTTTGTCACGCAGTCCGTCAAACCAGTCGTCAAATGCTTCAGTGGTATAGATTGTCTTCATGCTTGGATTGTATAAAACAGGATACACTTTAGCAAGTGGTATAGCACCGAGTAGCGGTTTTTCTTGTCACACTTCCATCGCTAAAGTATAGTTTCTTTGCAGCCGCAAAATCGGTTGTCGGGATTGGTCTCCCGGTTAAAACTTATCGCGCATAGCCGCGTTAGCGGTTTTTTTGTGCCTGTAGCATTACTACACCAAAATTATGGTGGGGCGTGCGGTGGCGGAGCAATCCGCGCCGGTTTGATGAGTTTCCCGGTAAGACCAACTCCGCACGTCTCACCACCCATCGATTGGTCTCGGTGGTGGTGATTTTATAAACTCATCACCGGGAGTCGTTATTATGACTACTCAAATCTCAGCGGAATTTCTCTCACCGATCGTCCATCGTGACACTACGGTCATCACAACTGAGTTGCTGGCTAATTTATACAAAACAGAGCGCCAACGCATTACCAACAATTTCAATCGCAACAAAGAGCGCTTTGTCGAAGGTAAGCATTATTTTGTTCTCAAAGGCGGCGATTTGGAAAATCTGAAAAACTCTTTAAGAGGTTTTCAAAATCAAATAGCTGAAAATGTTAGGAAACTTGTTCTTTGGACTGAGCGCGGAGCAGCCAGGCACGCGAAGATGCTGGAGACCGATCAGGCATGGGAAGTTTTCGAACAGCTGGAAGATTGCTACTTTAGTCAGCAGAAAAAACCGGAGCTAACTACCACCGACGATCGCACGCCCCTGCGTGATGCCGTCAATATGCTGGTGGGCAAACGCGGCATGGCGTACGACGACGCCTACAAATTGATCCACCATCGCTTCAACGTTCAGCATATCGACCAGCTCACCCAGTCGCAGATGCTGGAGGCTATCGAGTATATTCACAGTCTGGTGATTGATGGTCCTGCACGCGGTACCGCGCCGTTAAACGGTCGTCTTCTTCTGACATTCCGGAACGGTGAGGTAGTTGGTTCCAGCATGCTGCCGGAAGATGCTCACGTGGCCACGATGGCCGCGTTTATGGATTTGGCCCGCAAAGCGCATTATGTAGTGATCCATGAAGATGATGCACAGCCGATCATCCAGTTGCTAACCGGAAAGAAAATACCCGCCAGACTTCCAGCCAAAATATAATATCTTCACATGATATAAATAAGCCCACCACGCGGTGGGCTTTATCATTACTGCCCGCCAGGACGTGAGTCAGCAGAGCGACCACCACAGCGTGAACCGTCAGCGGCTGTATCGTCGGCATGCTGGCAGTTTCCAGCGTACGCCTGCGTTACAGATCCCAGAGAGAGCAGAACCAATAGCACTGAGAATAACTTTTTCATATTTATGCCTTGTGTGTAGTTTCAAAAACGTGATTAAGAGCAGGTTCCACCTTTATGGTGGGATCCTGTACCGCCATGCGGATGAGTGCCCTTCGGGCAAGCCATCGCCGACACTGACATCACACCAAATACTGCAACCAGTAACAGAGTGATTATTTTTTTCATTCGTCATTCCTTAATCATTGCCATAGGGATAATCCCAAAACCACTATAGCACTGTTTCATTTCATGAATCCTGATAAATGATCAGCTTTTGCCCAGTGTGATAGGCCCTATCAAAATCTTCCTTGCCACTTAAATCAGCCATCCCGGCCGGGAGGTAAGGAACGATGAAAATGACACACAGAGTTTCCGAGGTCATCACCTACGGGACGTCAACAGTCAGCGCTACGTATTGGTTTTCGCAACTGCTTGATTCATACACCCCCGGCCAGTGGGCAGCTATTGGCGTCATTGGCAGCCTGGCATTCACCGCGCTGACCGCTTTCGTAAACATCTACTTCAAGTGGCTGGCATACCGCCGCGGCAAGTTGTCGGGAGAGTGATCTCATGACAAAAGACGAAATTTTTAATTCCATTCTTGGAAAAGAGGGCGGTTATGTGAATAACCCGAACGATAAAGGCGGGCCGACAAACTGGGGAATAACCCAGTCTGTCGCCCGTGCCCATGGTTACACCGGAGACATGCGCAACCTTACGCGCCAGCAGGCGCTGGATATCCTTGAAGCTGATTACTGGACTGGCCCACGTTTCGATCAGATATCGGAGCTGTCACCGGCTATTGCCTCTGAGCTGTGCGACACCGGGGTGAATATGGGGCCGGCGGTAGCTGCAAAATTCCTGCAGCGAGTCCTGAATGTGATGAACAACCAGGGGCGTCTCTATGCAGATATTGTTGCAGATGGGCAGATAGGACCGCGAACCATTGTCGCTTTGCGCAGCTATCTGTCTGCCCGTGGCGACACTGGCATCACAGTTATGTTGAAGGCTCTTAACAGCCTGCAGGGCGCCCGCTATATCGAGTTATCAGAGCAGCGTGCAGCTAACGAGGCGTTTACTTTTGGATGGTTTAACAGGGTGGCCCTATGAAATTTATTATCTTCGCCGGGTTTGTGCTGGTCGCAATTATCGTCCTGCTGCTCATCCGGAAATACTCCTCACTGGAGTTCGTCAGTCATGCCCGGCTGCTGTTTAAGGCATGGTCGGTGTGGCTGGCCACGCTTGGTACAGTTCTGGGTGCGTATGTTCAGTCTTTCCCGGATGCAGCTCTGCAGGCATGGGCAATCCTGCCACCGGATATTAAAGGCTATTTGCCACCAAACATACTGGGTTTCATCAGCCAGGCAATGATCGTGCTGGCCGTGCTAGCTCAGTTCGTCCGGCAGACAAAGTTAAAAGACCGGGCTGACTCAATGAGGGATTCACAATGACCGATATTATCTCTCTACTTTCTGGTGGCTGGGCTTATATCGCCGCTGGAGCTGCAGTAGCGATCGCACTGGTGGCCTCCTGGTTTACGGGGAAGAAAGTTGGCGCCACCCAGACGCAGGCAAAGGCTGACGTTGCAGCAGCGCAGGAAGTCACAAAACAGGCTGAGGCTGTAACCCAACAACAGGCAGAAATAGTGAAGGTGGTGAAAAATGTTGAGCAGGATAACCAATCTGTTTCTGATCGCGCTGCTCGCGATCGCATGCAGCAGTCAAAATACCACTCCGACGATTAAATATGTCACCGTCGATTCGTCCTGCACTGCTTTCAGCCCCATCATTACCCACGGGCAAGACCCGGAGATAATGGATATCAGGACAGTGCGGCAGATCAATGCCCACAATGATAAATGGGATGCTCTTTGTGGTGAAAAGAAATGAACATCATTAAATGGCTTCTGACGAAGCAACAACCGAGAAACAACATTAAGGAACCCGATATGACAGCTATTACTATTTCACTGACCATTGCTGATGTGGCAAAAATTGTTAACGACAATGCCGATATTAAGCAAGCAGTCATCGCTAAATATTTCGAAACCAATGCACCTGAGCTGGTGATCCCTGACCTCCCTACCGTAGAGGCTGTTGAAGCAACCGCATAACTCAATCGCCTCTCATCTAACAGGCCGCATAACGCGGCCTTACTTTTGCCCAGCTTCAAAACGATTCTGACAATGCCACCATGTCGAACTGTTTTGGAGTAGATGATGGTCGAGAACGACACTTCATCGGTTGAGTATCAGCTATCAGCCAGCACTGGCCCTTTTGCTATCCCTTTCTACTTTATTGAAAACGGGCATATATCCGCATGGCTCTATACTGAAAATAGCGATGGCAGCTACAATGAAACCACGCTGACTCTGGACACTGATTATACCCTGACCGGCGCTGGAGATTCAGATGGCGGTACGCTGACGCTGACCGAATCCCATAACGGTGCCATTCTCCTGATTGCCCGATCCCCTGATGCAACACAACAGACAAGCTATGTAGCCACCGGTAAATTCCCGGCAACCAGTCACGAGCGTGCCCTAGACAAGCTGACGATGCTCATCCAGCAAATTTACTGGTGGTGGGACGATTTGCCGCTGAAGCGTCCGAACATTTTCGCCAACTTTTACCACGCGAAAAACCGATTCATTAAGTACCTGAAGGATCCGGTGGACGACCAGGACGCAGCCACCAAGAACTACGCTGACGGCCTCTACGACGGTGCTATTTCTCACGCTGACGCACAATTTAAGAGAACGCTGCGGGTGCCGGAGTCCAGCGTCGGGGTGATCCCCGGCGTAGCGGCGCGCAAAAACCATATTCTGGCGTTCAATAGCGCGGGCAATCCGATCACTGTGTTGCCGGAATCTGGCAGCGCGGCCGATGTTCTCATAAACCTGGGTTCTGAAGAAGGGCTTCAGTACATCGGGCAGTGCTCGAGCATCAGCCGCCTGCGTGCAATTCAGTTATCGTCTATCGGCCAGCAGATTTTCGTTGCAGAGCACACGGAGGGGATGGGGCAAGGCGGCGGGGTATTTTATTTACATTCATTCACAAACGATGACGGACTTATTGATGATAACGGATTCCAGATTATCAATAATTACGGCCAGGTCATTCGGCGTAAAGACCGCAGCAGAATGTCTGCCGAGATGTTTGGCGCTATTGGTGGTCAGGATGTTATGCCAGTTTTGGAGAATATTAGAAAAGCATCTATCACATTTAATAGGGCTGTTTGTTATTTCCCCCCGCCAGCGAATGGTATTAACTATTTGCATACAGGTGGGTTCGTTGTTGACGTAACACAAGGCTATGGTTTATGTATTGTCTGTGAGTCTACAGATGAAATAGACGTTCCATTTGACCACGTTGGGAATAATATTGCGTTTACATTTAAGCGTAATAATGCAGCAGCTAATACTGCTTTCTATAAACAGAGTGGTATAACTGGTGCCCTTATCCGTGGAAGAAATTCAGATAATACGGCAGCTGGCAATGATGGGTTTGCTGTGCGTGTATCTGATATTATTAAAGCTAAAGTTAATGTGTTTGTAAATGGCTACACTAACACGAGTGGTGCTGCCATTTCTCTGTATAACGATACCGGTTATACAGAGAAGAGTAGGATAAAAGCTACCATACGCGGGTGCTGCAATGGTGTGCTTATACATCGTAATTCTGCTGCCGGGGCTACCAGTACGAACTCCTTCTTTGGTACGCACCTTGATATTGAATATCAGGCCGGTGTTCCTGGAAAGGCGAATAAAGGTATCGTAGTTGGAAATATTGACGGAACCACTACTAGCAACACTTTTGATATTAATTTTTACGCTTCAAATATATCTCTAAAATATTGGGCTGAGGCCGGATCGATAACGAATGGAATTTATGTTGGAAGCAAGGCCATTGTCCCTGAGTCAACAACCGTTGATTTGATTTCCGATGGCTATGGATTTAGCACATCAGATACTGACACCACGACAATCGCGGCAACCAGTTTGATCCGCGTTGAGAATGGCGGTATTTTCAGGGCGAAATGTATGGACCAGTCGATGCAGACAGGATTAAGTCATCGCCTTAATCAACTTCAACGTCTGAGGAATAGCATTTTTTCATTCCAGGACGACACATACAAAATTCCGTATACAGATGCCCGCCCATACATTAACCCTACGGGGATGTCATGCATTTGCTCGGGCACCGTTGATGTAGCGACACAACAGGCCGGGGCGTCATGGCAGATATCCGGCTTACCCATGGGGATGCGGCTGAAGGTTTCAATCTGGCAATACCTGGAAAGTGAGGATGCGATTAGCATTGGAGAGGAATGGGTTGTTCTCGTTCGCGGTGATGCGCAATCAGTAATATGTACACCACTAGTCGGCAATGATGTACTGACAACAACAACGGGAGAAGCGTTAACTGACACAACCGGAACGACTTCTCAATTTTTAAAATCTGTGACTGCGTCGCTCCGGCGATTCTGGCAGGGCGATTCAACACGTACCCGCCTGACCGTGCGTAACAATAACGATGACAACTCGCTGACCACCGGCTCATCGGATGGCCGCAAGTTCCGCATTTATTTGCCGGCTAATTCATCCGCAAGCAGCATCCTGCACTATACAGTAAAACTAGAGGTGATTTAATGCATAAATTGATCTGCACATCCGCAACCGGCGTCGCCGCTGATTACTTCGTGGTTGACGAGACTTATACAGCCGACGAGAAGTGGCGAATAACAACTTCTAATTCCGACGAAAGCCTGGCGCTGTGGACTGTCGAGAATTACAGAATTTACAGTATCGCCGGCGATTCAGAATCGGCCGTTATCGCCACGTTTACAGAAGAATGAGTATTCCCGCCATTACTGGCGGGTCATCTTATGAAAGTTTCCCTTCAATATAAGCCAGTCGCAGGGGTAAAAACTCCTCCATTCTGAGCATATATATCCCCCTAGTATAGGTTATCGTTCCATCATCGGATGTTGTCACGCTGTCGGCCCCATCAATGGCGTCGATATATCCTTCGTCATTTACAGGAATATCGGAGCAGTCTCCATCATCAAGAAATGGATAATAATAACCATCTGCCCCCAAAGTGACTACCTGGCTGTGTGATTCATATGTTATTAAACCGTATTTTGTCCAGTCCAGCCCTGCATCAGCAATGGCCTCTTTGACCTGCTGTGCTATGACCCCGGTATGCCACCGAGCTTCATCCTCTCCTTTCTGGATATATGACCAAGGAGGTAGTGAAACGCTGCCGGCAGATGCTGGCGAATGGAGCCAGCCGGCAGCAGGTTTCCGCGGTGATTGGTGTCGATGTGAAAACCATCTATCGCTATTGCCCCGCATCAGAGGTCATCGTCGATAAGAAATAGCGAGGGCGAATCCATCCCGGCATCCAGATAATCGATCGCTCTCTGGAGTTGATGGAGCAAGGCTTCTGCCCTATCCCTGGAGATACAACAAAACAGGTCAGGAAACTCTTTCAGTGGCCAGTGAGGTACTGACGCCATATTGTCAGTAAAAGTAGCATTGAGGAACACCTGACGGGTTAAAGCCGAATGGCTGACATTAAAGCCAGTCAGTTCTGGAATGCTCGATGCGTTGGATTCTCTGTTGATCATTTTGGTTATCTGCACTGTTTTTATGCACAGTGTTTTTACTCTTAAAACTGTGAGGGAGTCAAGGGGGATCCCTTAAAAGTTGAAAGAATAAAGCCAATACATTAACTGTAATTGATTGATTTATAGCTGTGTTAAAAAACGACTTTATTCTATGAATGCACATTAACATAATGATTATAAAATCATTTGATTTGGTCTTGAAAACCGGCGACCCGAAAGGGTTCCAGAGTTCGAATCTCTGCGCTTCCGCCATATATAAAGAAGGGGTTACCGAAAGGTAACCCCTTCTTGCTTTGTCCGGTCGGTCGTGCATGACCCGGACAGCGACCGACGACGTTTTTATTCCCACTGCGCTGACGGATACATAGCCCGTCGCATGGCAGGACTTTTCACAACGCCCGCTTATTCTTCGACAATCCGCGCCTTCGGTTTGCTCAGCAGGAGCATGACCAGCGTGACGTAGGGCATCGGCTTTCAGAAATAGTAGCCCTGCAGCAGATGAATATTCTGGCGATTAAGATAATCCCGTTGGGCCTCGGTTTCGACGCCCTCGGCAATGATGCGCAGTGACAGCGTCCGCGCCATCTCTATCACGCAGTCCAGCAGCTTGCTTGCCGGCGCCTCCCCGGTTACCCGGCCGACAAAACTCTGATCGATTTTGATATAGTCGAAAATCAGCTCGTGGAGACAGGAAAGCCCGGAATAGCCGGTGCCAAAGTCGTCCAGCGCGATGGAAAACCCGCGGGAGTGTAACGTATTGAGCTTGTCCACAACCGCCCCGTTGAGCAACAGCGGCTCCTGCTCCGTGATCTCCAGCATCAGCTTCACCGCTTTACCCTCAAAGCCGCGCTGATAGTGCAGGCAGTCATCGATAAACGTCGGCGCGTTAATATGTGACACGCTGATATTCAGGCCAATATGAAACCCATCCGGTAATTTACTAAAGAGTGGTCTCATCTGCGCGTTGACCTGCGCCCTCAGGCTGCGGGTTAGGGGAATAATTAAGCCGGTACGTTTGGCCAGCGGAATAAATTCCGCGGGCGAGCGCGCTGGCGTCGTGCTGTTTTGCCAGCGGGCGAGAATTTCCACGCCGTATATCTCCCCGGTTTTCCCGTTCACCAGCGGCTGATAGTAGGGAACGATATAACCCTGGGTGATGGCGTAGCGCAACTTTTCCTCTTCAGAGGTGTAAACATTAAGATATTTACGCATCAGGAAATAAAACAGCAGCGAAACCGAGAAAATAAAGATCAACAGGCCGGAGCCATAATTCACCAGGCGGGCGAGACTAAACAAAAGCGACTCGGGATAGGCAATACGAAACGAATAGGCGGGCGAGGTAAATACCTCCTGGTGTGGGTCCGCAGCCAGCGGCTTAACATCGCCATATCTGGCAATCATTTGGTTCTGCACCCAGAGTGCCAGCCCGTTGTCATCGGTATCGCTATATAGCGCATCGCGCAGATGGATGTCGCTGATCGTGACAATCACCCTGATCGGCGCTAAGCGCGTCTGATAGATCAGCACCGGCCGCTTATTGACCATCAT